CAACACTGTTTCAAAGTTAAGCGGTGGTGGAGATGCTGGTACGTTTGTACTAGAAGGCCAAAAAGAAGCATTCCTAGCTAAAAAGTCAACAGACACCGTAGTGTCCGTAGCAGCTGTAAAAGCAAGCCCGGTAGCGAGAGCGTAAAATGAAACTGATAACAGAAATAACAGAAACAGTTGAATACATTTCGGAAGCTAAAGAAAGTGGTGGAAAGGACTATTTTATTAAGGGTCCTTTTATGCAAGCTAATATCAAGAACCGTAATGGAAGAGTCTATCCAGCAGAGGTTCTAGATAAAGAAGTAAACAGGTACGTTACAGAAAACGTAGATAAGAATAGAGCGTATGGAGAACTTGGACATCCTACTAGTCCAACGATCAATCTTGATCGAGTTAGCCATATGATCAAAGAACTTACTAGAGACGGTGATAACTTTATCGGTAAGGCCAAGATAATGACAGAGACTCCTATGGGTCAAATTGTGAAAAACTTGATGGATGAAGGAGCTAGCTTGGGTGTTTCGTCTCGTGGTATGGGATCGCTTAAAAACAAGAATGGAGCAGCAGAAGTACAGAATGATTTCTATCTTGCAACTGCAGCTGACATTGTTGCCGATCCGTCTGCACCAGATGCTTTCGTAGAAGGTATCATGGAAGGTAAAGAATGGGTATGGGATAACGGTGTTATCAGAGAAGCGACCATTAACGATTATAAAGAAGCAATCGAGGAAGCTCCTTCCAAAGATTTGACAGAAGCCAAACTTAAAGTTTGGTCTGACTTTCTGTCTAAGCTATAATTTTTATAAATAACATTAGACCACTCAAAGGAGTTATAAAAATGTCTGAACAAGATATTCAAGAAGTGGAGCTTCAGGAGACTGAGCAGCAGGTTGAAGAATCTGTTGAGACAGTAGAAGAAGAAGAGCAACTTGACGAGTTTAAAGCGTCAATGGGCGATCCTTCAGAAGTGCCTGAGCCTACATCTACTAAGGCTAAGCCACGTAAGGGCGATAAGAAGGTAGAGGACGATCCCCAAGATTCTCCTACTGCTGTTAAGGTCCCTGGTACGAAGGCTGGAATGATCAATGCCATGATGTCAAAGATGAATGAGATGCCCACAAAGCAGCTCAAAGCATCTTACGGTAAAATGATGGCCGGCCTCAAAATGGAAGAAGTCGAATCAGAAGAAGAGACTATCGAAGAAGTTCATAGTGTCCGCGACCTTCCAAAGATCACTGCAGAAGATGTTTCAGTTGCTGAAGACGTAACAGCTATGTTCGAAGGCGCAGAAGACATCAACGAGGGTTTCAAAGAGAAAGCTACTACCATTTTCGAAGCAGCCGTGGTTGCTAAAGTAAATGAGCAGCTTGAGAAAATTTCTACAAACTTCGAAGCCGAGCTTGCTGAAGAAGTAGAGAATCTTCAAAAAGAAATGACCGAGAATCTTGATCAGTACCTCGATTATGTTGTCGAGCAATGGATGGAAGAGAATCGTCTTGCTGTAGAGCAAGGTCTCAAGGCTGAGATGGTAGAAGACTTCTTGAAAGGTCTCAAGGGTCTGTTTGAAGATCACTATGTAGAGATTCCTGATGAGAAGGTAGACGTTGTAGAAGAGCTTGCAGCTAGGGCTGATGAATTGGAAGCCAAGCTGAACGAGCAAATCGAAAAGAACGTTGAGCTTCGAGGTGTTGTAGAGCAACACGACAGGGACGAACTTATTGAGTCTGTAAGCAATGGCCTTACAGATACTCAGAAGGCTAAATTTGAAACCTTAGCTGAAGGTATCGATTTTAGCGATGAAGAAACTTTCGTTAAGAAACTTGATGTTATTAAGGAAAGTTATTTTGGCAGTAATGACGAAACAACTACATCATATGAGTTGGACGACGATGAGCCTCTCTTGGAGGAAACGTCTGAAAAGAACGTGAATCCCGAGATGGCCGGATACGTAAATGCCATTTCTAGGTCCATGAAGAAATAATTATTATAAATAACTAAAGATAGATAAGAGGAGACTATCATGTTATCTGAACAACTTATCGAGAAGTGGCAGCCAGTACTCGATCACGGTGACCTTGGCGAAATCAAGGATTCACATCGTCGTGCTGTAACTGCTCAACTTCTGGAAAACCAAGAACGCTCTGCTCGTGAGCAAGCCCTGGGTTCTGGCGGATACCAAATGCCATCGTTGTTGGGAGAGGCTTCTCCTACTAACGCGATGGGTGGTTCTTCTGCTCCCGCTACCTCACCTGCTGGCAACGTAGACCTTTTTGATCCAGTACTGATTTCACTGGTACGACGATCAATGCCTAACCTGATTGCATATGATGTGTGTGGTGTACAGCCGATGACTGGTCCTACTGGACTGATCTTCGCTATGCGCGCCCGCTTCACTAACCAATCTGGCACCGAAGCTCTGTACAACGAAGCTGATACTTCGTTCTCTGCTTCTGCTTCTGGTAACACAAGCACTAAAGCTGTTATCGATGGTGAAGGCAACCTGGGAACAGGCCAAGCTGGTACTGACCCGACTACTCGTGCTGTAGGTAACACCTACTCCGTTGAAACTGGTATGTCTACCACTGATGCTGAAGCATTGGGTGGTGCTAAGCCTAATCAGTTCCAGGAGATGGCGTTCTCTATCGAGAAAGTTGCTGTAACAGCTGTTTCACGTGCTCTGAAAGCCGAGTACACAATGGAACTCGCTCAGGACCTGAAAGCAATCCACGGCCTCGACGCTGAGACTGAGCTTTCTAACATCCTGTCAGCTGAGATCCTAGCTGAAATCAACCGTGAAGTTGTTCGTACGATCAACTACACTGCTGCAGCCGGTGCACAAGAGAACGTAGCAAGTGCTGGTACGTTTAACTTGGATGTCGACTCTAACGGCCGATGGTCTGTTGAGCGATTCAAGGGTCTGATCTTCCAGATCGAGCGTGACGCTAACGCGATTGCCAAAGCAACTCGTCGCGGTAAGGGTAACATTATGATCTGCTCTTCTGACGTAGCTTCTGCTCTTCAGATGGCAGGTGTTCTTGATTACACCCCTGCTCTGTCATCTAACTTGAACGTAGATGACACTGGTAACACCTTTGCTGGTGTACTGAATGGTAGGATTCGTGTTTACATCGATCCGTACTTCAGCTCTTCAGCTGGTAACCAGTACTACACGCTTGGCTACAAGGGCTCTAGCGCCTTTGATGCTGGTATCTTCTACTGCCCATATGTACCTCTGCAGATGGTACGTGCGGTTGGTGAGGACACCTTCCAGCCCAAGATCGGCTTCAAGACTCGATATGGCATGGTTGCTAACCCGTTTGCAGAAGGCGCTACTGCCGGCAACGGAACAATCAGCTTCAACAACAAGAACGTATACTACCGACTTGTTGCAGTATCGAACCTGATGTAATAAAAAGACCTGTAAGGGCGATTTTAGAGGGCCTCCTTGTGAGGCCCTTTTTTTTGTCTGGATAAATAGATCAGGAGGATATTATGCCGGCTATTGATAATCAACCAGAAAATAAGAGCTACCTATCACCACTAGGTTTTAGGTTTGTTCTTAATCGTACTCCTAATACAAACTACTTTGTTCAGAATGTACGATTACCTACCCTATCTCTTGGTCAGTTTGACTTAGAGGATCCGTTTGTAAAATTACCAACTCCTGGCACTAAATTATCCTACGACCCTCTTGACATTACCTTCATGGTAGATGAAGATATGTCTAACTATCTAGAAATACATGACTGGTTGAGAGGTCTTGGTTTCCCAGAGTCCTTTGAACAGTATTCTTCGCTTATAAGATCCTCTCCTACAGTCTCATCACAATCAGATGCTACTAAAGTGTTTAGTGATGGAACATTATCGGTATTGTCTAGTCATCAGAATCAGAACCTTAAAATTGTTTTTGAAGATATGTTCCCTATCTCGTTGTCTGACTTGTCATTTGATAGTACACTATCCGATGTTGAATACCTAAAAGCTACTGTTACGTTCAGGTACAGATTATACACAATTGAAAAAATTTAATTTATGAAGATAGAACAAGTGATTGAGATGTGGCAACAAGATGCCAAGATAGATAATGTTGATTTGGATACAGAGTCACTAAATGTGCCCGTACTACACGGTAAGTATCTAAAACTCTTCTACGAGCAAAAGCTCAGACTTAAAAAGTACAAAATTCAATATAAGTCACTCAACAAAGTATTGAGTGAGTATTATCGTGGTGAATTGAATAATCCTGAAGACCTACAACGAATTGGACGTGAGCCATGGGAAAAGCATGTTCTCAAGGCAGACGTGTCTCAATACATTGAAGGCGATCAGGAGATGGTTGATCTTGTTACTCGTATGGTGTATCAAGAGCAAGTTGTTTCGTTATTGGAAGATATTATGAAAAGTATAAACAATAGAGGCTTCCATATTAATGCAGCTATCAACTGGAGGAAACTCACCCAGTTCGGCGTATAGAGAATTGTTAGTAATTGAGAAAGTGAATGAGACCTTCTTGAAGGTCAACTGTAACCAGGGTATTGCTCAGGAGCTGAATGAGTTCTTTTCATTCTTTGCGCCTGGGTATAAGTTTATGCCTGCGTTTAAACGTAGGCAGTGGGATGGGCGTATACGTCTGTTCAACAGCCGTAACAACGGGCTGTATGTTGGACTACTTCAATATCTGAAGACATTTTGTGACGAGAGAGATTATGACTTAGAGTTTAACTCTGATCTAGAACTACAAGAAGAGTTTTCGTTTCAAGAAGCAGCGGAGTTTGCAAGTGAGATAAACTTACCGTTTGAACCACGTAAGTATCAGCTAGAAGCATTTACTCACTGTGTACGTAATAATAGGTCGATGATCTTATCTCCAACTGGATCTGGTAAATCGTTGATCATATATCTGCTATCAAGATTCTATAATGAAAAAACGTTGATAGTGGTACCAACAGTATCTCTAGTTCGTCAGATGTACAGCGACTTTAAGGACTATGGATACAAAGAAGAATGTAAACTGATCAGTGCTGGAGTCGACAAAGAGATTATCGATGAAGACGTTACAATCACTACTTGGCAATCAATATATAAGATGCCAAAGAAATGGTTTGACCAGTTTAATGTAGTCATAGGTGACGAAGCTCATCTATTCAAAGCAAAGTCTCTTACTACCATTATGACAAGGTTAAGTGGTTGTAAGTATCGGTTTGGATTTACTGGTACACTAGATGGTACAGAGACACATAAGTTAGTATTGGAAGGTTTGTTTGGCACGGTCAAGTCATTTGTAAAGACCAAGCAGCTTATTGACGGTAACACATTAGCAGACCTCAAGATTAAGATACTTGTATTGAAGTACAACGAGCTTACAAAGAAGGCTCACAAAGAGGATAAGTTCCATGACGAGATGGACTTCCTTACACAAAATGATAAACGAAACAACTTTATATCAAACCTGACACTGTCACTAGAAGGAAACACATTAGTATTGTTTAGCTTTGTTGAAAAACATGGCAAAGTACTGTATGATATGGTCAGGAATAAAGTTGCTAAAGGACGTCAAGTATTTTTTGTATTTGGAGGAACAGATGCCGATACCAGAGAGAGTATCCGTGCCATCACGGAGAAGGAATCAAACGCAATCATCATCGCTTCTTACGGAACATTCAGTACTGGGATTAACATACGCAGTCTACATAACATCGTGTTTGCTAGCCCTAGTAAGTCTCGGATTCGCAATCTACAGTCTATTGGCCGCGGGTTGAGAAAGAGTGATAGTAAAACTGTTTGCACGTTGTATGATATTGCAGACGATCTTCAATACAAAAAGAGTGTAAATCATACACTAAGACATTTGTACGAACGTGTTAAGATTTACAACGAAGAGCAGTTTGATTACAAGATGTACAAAATTAAACTAGAGAACTAACTCATGGCTAAAAAAAGAACTAACTACATTAACAACCCCGACTTCCTTCAGGCGATGATTGATTATCGCACTAAGGTTGCTGAGGCAAAGGATTCTGGGAAGCCCAAACCTCAAGTACCTCCGTACATTGGAGAGTGCTTTATGAAAATTGCAACTAGGTTGTCACACAAACCAAACTTTATCAACTATTCGTTTAGAGATGAAATGATATGTGATGGTATTGAAAACTGTATGCAGTATATCGATAACTTTAATCCAGAAAAGTCTAAGAACCCCTTTGCATACTTTACTCAGATCATTTACTTTGCCTTCCTGCGTCGCATCGACAAAGAAAAGAAACAGTTGTACATTAAGTTCAAGATGTCAGAGCGATTGAACATCGATGAGGCAACTAGCGACCGCCAAGATCACGATACTGATGCTGACTTTAACGATGCAATCAAGAATGATGCAGACAGTCAGGAGTATATCGACAACTTTATAAAGTCATTTGAAGAAAGTCGTAAGAGCAAGAACAAAAAGGCTAAGAATGAAGAAAAAGTTTAAATTAGCGTACATGGATGTAGCTCAAAGATTCTCAGAGCTTAGTCATTCTCAAAAGCTAAAAGTTGGATGTATTATTGTTAAGGACAACCGTATCATAAGTATTGGCTACAACGGTATGCCATCTGGTTGGGACAATGTATGTGAGGATGCCGAGATTGTGGAAGGCACCTACGAGCCAGAAAAGTATTTCAGGTCCAAGCCTGAAGTCCTCCATGCAGAAAGTAATGCTATTGCTAAGGTTGCCAAAAGCAATGAAAGCTGCGATAATGCTGCTTTGTTTTGTACACATCAGCCGTGCCTAGAATGTGCAAAGCTGATTCTTCAAAGTGGTATCACCTCAGTATACTACAACACATCCTACGTATCGTTAAACTACGGTAGTGGTCTTGAGTTCCTCAAACAATCTGGTATATACGTCGAGCAAGTAAATGAAGATAGCACTTATCACTGATACACACTTTGGGGCTCGCAACGACAGCCAGGCTTTTGCTAAACACTTTTATGAGTTTTATAGTAATGTGTTTTTTCCGTACCTGGACGAGCACGACATTAAGACCGTTGTACATCTAGGAGACATTGTAGATAGACGTAAGTACATAAACTATACATCTGCAAGACTTTTACGGGAAGCGTTAATAAAACCACTACACAAACGTAACATAGAAGCACACTTCTTGATTGGTAATCACGATACCTACTTCAAGAACACTAACGAAATTAATTCACTTAACGAGCTGTATTCTAACAACAGCTATCCTAACATCCACATCTATGCAAACGAACCAAAGGCAGTAGACTTTGACGGATGTGAGATTCTTCTCACTCCATGGATATGTAGTGGCAACTATGATAGATCCATGGAAGTAATTACCAACACCTCAGCACAAATATTGTTTGGACATTTAGAACTCAAAGGGTTCGAGATGTACAAAGGAGCGATTAACAATCATGGATTTGATAGCACTGTCTTTAGTAATTTTGATATCGTGTGTAGTGGCCATTTTCACCACAAGTCTACTGTGGGTAATATCAACTACCTTGGAGCCCCTTATCAAATTACTTGGTCTGATTATGATGACCCTCGTGGTTGGCATATTTTTGATACAGATACTCGTACCCTGGAGTTTATCCCTAATCCATTAGAGATGTTTGCTAAGATTCATTATGATGACAGTAACACGACAATGGAGCTGGTAGTTAATCAGGACTTTAATCAGTACAAAGATAAGTATGTCAAAGTAATCATTCGTGAGAAAACAAATCCATATTGGTTCGATATCTTCATTGACAAGTTAGAGAAGGCTGGTCCTCACAATGTACAAGTAGTGGAGGACCATCTACATCTCGATCTTGAATCTGACGATGAGATTGTCAATGAAGCCGAAGACACGATGACCATCCTTACAAAGTACATTGATGCCTTAGACATTAGTACAGACAAACAACTCGTTGAACAGACAATAAAAGACCTGTATAATGAAGCGCTTACTGTAGCGTAACTTTCATATGATTCTATTCAAATATATTCGTTGGAAGAATATTCTGTCTACTGGTAACAACTGGACAGAGATAAAACTAAACAAGACTAAGTCCACACTGATCGTCGGGGAAAATGGATCTGGGAAGTCAACTATCCTAGATGCATTGTCGTGGTCTCTTTACGGCAAGGCTTTCCGTAAGGTCAATAAAGTCCAGATGATAAACTCTATAAACGGTAAGGGTGCAGAGGTACAAGTAGAGTTTACTATAGGTAAAGATAACTTTAAGATTGATCGTACTATCAAGAAGTACGGTTCGTCTATGTTTGAAATCTACAAGAACGGAAAGCTGGTTGATCAATCAGCTAACTCGCGAGACTACCAAGAGTATCTCGAACGTCACATACTAAAAATGAATCATCGATCATTTTGTCAGATTGTAGTACTTGGTAGTGCTACTTTCATGCCATTCATGCAACTGTCTGCTATGCATCGTAGAGAAGTGATTGAAGACTTACTTGATATAGAAATCTTTTCTACAATGAATACTTTGCTTAAAGAAAAGGTATCAACAAACAAAGATGATCTCCAGAAAGTAATATACGATGAGGACATTTTAAACGAGAAGATCGATCTACAGAATCAGTATCTGCAGACCGTTAAAGACGATAACGATAAACGTATCCAACAACATCAGGATAAGATAGACAAGTCGCGTAATGAGATACAAGATTATCAACAGCAGATTGAACAACTAAACGAACAAGTAGCAGAGTTAAACAACAGCATTGTTGATAAGGATAGTGTGTCTAAAAAGAAGAAGAAGATAGAACAGCTAGAGGTAAAGATAAAGAGTAAGATGTCATCTCTTGTCAAGGAGATTGAGTTCTTCGACAACCATGACAATTGTCCAACCTGTAAGCAAGATATCGACCACGAGTTTAAGTGTTCTACTATTGAAGCTAAGAACACTACGCTAGAGGATACGACTGTTGGCTTCGAACAGTTACAAAGAGAGTACTATAATGTTACTGAACGTCTGGAAGAAATCAACGGGGTACAAGAACAAGTAAACAATCTTCTTACAGAGATCAACAGCAACAACTCTCATATCAACGCCATCAATCAAATGATAGGTAGCATCCAAAAAGACATTGAACAATTGCAATTAGAAGATCAAGATACTAGTGATTTGAATACAAAACTGACTGACCTTGTTCAGCAGCTTGAAGCGTGTCAAACACGCAGAGAAGAGCTTTCTACACAAAAGAGTGTACTTGATATAGCTCAACTTATCTTAAAGGATAGCGGTATTAAAACGAAGATAATCAAGCAGTATGTACCGGTGATGAATAAGCTGATAAATAAATATCTTGCTGCGATGGATTTCTTCGTACAGTTTGAATTAGACGAGAACTTTAACGAAACAATCAAGTCGAGGTTTAGAGATGAATTTAGTTACGCTTCCTTCTCTGAAGGAGAAAAAATGCGAATTGATCTCGCGCTTCTATTCACTTGGAGAGCTATTGCAAAGTTACGCAATAGCGTCAGTACCAATCTTCTTATCATGGATGAGGTATTCGACAGTTCACTAGACTCTACCGGTACTGATGAGTTCTTAAAGATACTCAACACTCTTGTAGATGATGCAAACATTTTTATTATATCACATAAAGGTGATCAGCTTTACGACAAGTTCCATAGCGTTATTAAGTTTGAGAAAGTGAAGAACTTTAGTAGGATGGTGGCGTGAAATTAGTTAAGTCCAGTGATCCAATATTGCATACCGCACCAGCTCGGTTTGATTTCAATAACCCACCCATGGACCCTAAACAGCTAGCCGATGATCTAAAAGAGGCAATGCTAAAGTTTAGAGGTGTTGGTTTGTCTGCTAACCAAGTTGGGATACCCTACCAAGTGTTTGTTGCAGGTGATCCAAACGATCCAGACAACATTGTTACAGCGTTTAATCCACGGATAGTTTTTCAGAGCGATCAAATAATTCCTGTAGAGGAAGGGTGTTTGTCATATCCAGGCATCTTCCTGATAGTCGAACGTCCCTCTATAATTCGTATGAGGTATGCTGATCATACTGGCAGGGTTGATACTTATATGTACGATGGATTACCAGCTCGTGTAATTCAACATGAAATGGATCATATGATGGGCACTAACTTTACTACTTTAGTAAGTAAGCTAAAATTAGAAAGAGCCAAAACTCACAAGAAGAAGTTAGATAGATTAAGACAAAAGAACCTAGAGAGGTTACAACAAAATGGATAAACTACCAGAACATTTAGGTGGTGGTGAACGTCGATGCCATAATGATAGAGGAGCTTTGAGATTTGCGATCCGTAACTGGGGAATTAAGTCCATGTTGGATATTGGATGTGGCCGTGCGTGTGTAGTTAAAGACGCGATTGAGATTCATAACTTGGCCGCTTTAGGTATTGATGGTGATCCAGGTACACTACATGGTGAATATAATTTTGAACGGCCGGCCGTACCGTTTATGCTACACGACTACGTAGATGGTCCTGCACCTCTAGGAGATAGAGAATTTGATCTGTGCTGGACGGTAGAGTTCCTTGAACACGTAGATGAAAAATATATGGATAACTGGATGGTTGATGTTAGCAGGTGTAAGTACGTAATCTGTACACACGCAGAACCCGGTGATGGTGGTCGTCATCACGTCAACGAACAATACTATGAATACTGGGTCGATAAGTTTGATCACTATGGCTTTGACTTTGATGTTGATCTGACTAACGAATTAAGGGAAGCTAGCACGATGACTAAGAAGTTTATGCGTGAAAATGGACTTGTGTTCATAAGGAGAGATTAATGGCTCAAGGTAAGGATCCTAGAGATTCTCATTTTGTTATTAGTATCATAAAGAGCACTGTGCGATTGCTAGGGTGCTTTCTTGGTATTGCGTTTCAAAGTATTACTATATTCGCTTTCTTATTCTTAATTGCTGAGCTACTTGGTATCTACGAGGAACTGTGATGCAAACATACAAGTATAGTGAGACATTCTTCTCACCGCAAGGAGAAGGAAACTATACGGGTCACTCGACATTGTGGATTAGATTCTTTCTTTGTAATCTGCAATGTAATGGGTTTGGTCAAGACAATCCTACAGACCCAGACAGCTGGGAGCTCCCGTATGAAAAGTTAGACCTAGCTGACATTACACGCGTAGAAGATTTGCCTGTGTTTGATAAAGGATGCGATAGCTCATATACGTGGGCTAAAAAGTATCGACACCTAATGCATAACAAGAGCGCATCAGACATTTGTGATGAACTAGAAGCATTGTTACCTCATGGCAAGTTTAAGAACCCAGAGACCGGTCAAGAAGTACACATGGCCTTTACTGGTGGTGAGCCAATGCTTAAGCCTAGCCAGAAAGCTATTATTGATATCATGGAAGAGTTTGATAGGAGAGAAAATCGTCCTAACTTTGTTACTGTAGAAACTAACGGTACAACACCTCTCACATCTGATATGAAAAAGTTTGTACAGGACTATGATTATCACGGAGGTGAATGGTTTTGGTCTATCTCTCCAAAGCTATGGTCAACAGCTGGCGAAAAACCTAAGAAGGCTATCAAACCAGATGTAGTAAGAGATTACTGTGCCCACTCTAACAAGGGTCAGTTGAAGTATGTAGTGAACGGATGCGAAGAATCTTGGCAAGAGGTAAAGATCAATACTTTAAGTTATCGCGAAGCCGGAGCTACGTTCCCAGTTTGGATTATGAGCTCTGGTGCTCGTAAAGAAGAGCTGGTATTGGAAGTAGAAGATGGGGTAACGCACGAGGCCAAGATTGCGGTTGAAGCTTTGCAGCGGGGTTATAATTATTCAACAAGAGCACATTGCCATGTATTTGGTAATGTTATAGGAACATAATATGGAACCAATCACATACAAGTATGTCTCCACTAAGGAGTACCACGATGAGTTTCCATGTGCATACAGGCAGTGGCGAGCCGATAGCCACTGTAACTTGATCCATGGTTACTCTTTCTCAATGAAGTTTTACTTTGGAACAAACGACCTTGATGTTCGTAACTGGGTAGCTGACTACGGTGGCCTAAAGGAACTCAAGGCTTTGTTGAAAGATCAATTTGATCACACTCTGCTTGTAGCAGAAGATGATCCTGAGTTTGAAACATTCAAGTTGTTAGAAGAGAAGAAGCTCGCTAGGCTTACTGTGCTTCCTAAACTTGGGTGTGAAGGTCTAGCAGATCAACTTTACAGTTATGTAAATGGTGTCTACATTCCAGACTACTGGGGTCCTGCAGAAGCAGAGCGACTGTGGTGCTTCCGAGTAGAGGTACGCGAGACACAATCTAATATGGCTTTCCGTGAAGGTCATCGTGAGTGGGGTGAAGACCTTATATGAGTTTAAAAGTTGGGCCAGACATTGAAGAAGTGTGGTGGACCGAATATCATATGATGGTTCATAAGATAGCTAAGCAAGTCAGAGAAAATTTACAAGTGCAACAAATAGTCGCGCTCGGCCGCGGCGGGTTTGTACCAGGAGCTCATCTTTCAAATCTACTGGATGTTCCTCTGATACCGTTAATGTGGCAGACCCGCGACGGTGAAGTTCAAGAAAAGATTACTACTGATTTGAATACGTTAATTGTGGACGATATCAACGATTCCGGTAAAACACTTAGACAAGTTATAGACTATAACACATGGAACGGTAGTCTATGGACTGCTGTGTTAGTTAATAAGACATGGAGTTCGTTCACTAATGTTGATTATATTGGAATGACCAGTGATAATAGCAATTGGATTTCGTTCCCATGGGAACGATGATCATAAATAACCAAGCAACAAGGTTTTCCGAGGGTTGCGCTTGCAATGAGCTTTTCCTCGGCCCAGGCCTGACCGTCCTCGCCTCTTACGGTCGTTAAGCTCAACTCAAAGAGGATATCTAAATGTCGAAAAGCAATCCAGAACTAGGCCGCAAGGTAAACAAGTATCTTGATACTCTAGGTATCAATACACCCATAACACCTCTTGTGAAGGAAGACCGCGAAGTAAAGTTACTCAAAGTAGCTGAACTCACAAAAGAAATGTTAGAGGTCCTTGGTCTTGATTTAACTGATGACTCATTGGAAGAAACACCTATGCGTGTTGCTAAGATGTATGTTGACGAAATCTTTTCAGGTCTTCGTTACGATACCTTTCCAAAGTGCACTACAGTTGAAAACAAGTTTTGTCATGGTGAAGAGTTTGTCTTAGAAAAGAATATAACAATGTATTCTGATTGTGAGCACCACCTTCGTCCAATCATTGGCAAAGCACACATTGCTTATATTCCAGGTGAGAAAGTTCTTGGTCTATCTAAACTAAATCGTATTACGCAATACTTTGCTCAGCGTCCACAAGTACAGGAACGACTGACTCAACAGATTGCTCACGCAATCGCTCACATCACAGAAAGTGAAGATGTGATGGTAGTTGTCGATGCTGGACATACTTGTGTATCACAACGTGGTATCAAGGACACGAATAGTACTACTGTGACTGCTTGTTGTCTTGGTAAGTTTGGCGCTAAGAGTAGTGAACTTCGTAAAGAGGTAATGAACAACATTAATCGTGGATAATATACGTGAGATTCTTGGCGAGGAAACAATAGCCAAGATATTTAAAAATCGTCATGTTAATACAAGATTGCTTGTCGATGTACCAGACGGTGTTTATGACCATGTTTCAAAACAAGGTCTAGGATGGCGTATGGTTTACATCGACAAGTACTTAATTTATATTATGTCCAGTAGTTGGATAGAAAAAGGTGGACCTTCTACCTTACCTGATGTAATATCCATGTCACCGTTCGGAACTTTTCCGGACCTTTAATGAGAGGAACTTTTATAATGAACGACCAAGCAGCATTTCATAAACCAGATTTTAAAAACATGACCCTAGAAAAGGCTCGTAAAGCCTATTGTTTTTGGGTAGACACTTTTTGGGACTTCTCTGCCAAAGCAGAAGAGTATAAGCGTAATATCTGTGAGAACATCTACTCTGTTGAACTGATTGATCGTTTGGCTGAAGGTGCTTTGAAAAGCGGCCGTAAGTACAAAGCTAAGCGATAGTTATGATCAGACCTAACAAGACTATATGGGTTACCTTCCAGAAGGAAGGTATCCATTGCTATCCTCTAGCACCTGAGGGCGTTGAGTTTCTTCAATACCCTCATCGTCATATGTTCCACTTTAGAGTGGAGATAGAGGTGTTCCATGATGATCGTGACATAGAGTTTATCTTGTTCAAAAGAGAACTAGAATCTCTTTATGATGGCTTACTTGAGTTAAACTATAAGTCGTGTGAGATGCTATGTGATGATCTTTCAGAATACATTTTGAAAACGTATCCTTGTCGGAAGCTCATCATTACTGTGAGTGAAGACGGAGAGAACGGAGCGACTTGTTATTATGATTGAATTTTGTCATATTGCACCAACGCCACATCTCGATCTAGTCAAAGATCGTAAGACCCATTTACTACTTGCTCATCTTGTCGAAGATGATCCAGACTATGTTAAGTTCTACGTTGATCTCAAGAAGAACAATCGTGGATTGACTTACATTCTGGATAACAGTGCATTCGAGATGTACAAGCAAGGTCGTCAGATGTACCCATCTAACAAACTTATTGAGATGGGTGAAAAGATTGATGCGGACTACATTGTAATGTCTGACTATCCTGGTGAGTCAGGTCAGCGTACAATTAGTGCAGCTTGCTTCATGGCACCTCAGTTACGAGAAGCTGGGTTTGGTACTTTCTTTGTACCACAGTCTGAGATTGGTAACATTCGAGATTATCTCGAGACCTGTTTGTGGGCATCAAGAATCAGCCACGTTGACTACATTGGTATTTCTATCCTAGGTGTACCCAACGCTTATGGAGTAGAGAAGGACAATAAACTGCAACGGTTTGTTAGTCGATGGAAAGTATTGAACAAGTTGAATCGCATGGGATTCTTTGGAAATGTCTACAACAACAAGAAGAAGATTCACATGCTTGGTATGGTTGATGGTCCTAATGAGATTGATTTAGTAAAACAGTATCCAATTGATACCTGGGACAGCAGCGCTGGTGTGTGGGCTGGTCTTAACGGTATAAGGTTTGATGGATCACCTACTGGTTTAATTGATGGAAAGTTTGAAAAAGAAGTTGACTTTAACTTCCATACAGATGATACTAGCCTGGTGAATACAGCACTTGATAATATGTCATACATTGATAGGCTTTGTGCTAATGAGTGATAAATTTAGATTTGATGAAGATAAGATTCTATCCGAAGCATTAACATATCTTGAGTCTACTTACGCTGGTCACTATGTTGGTGAGCTAGCAGGTAGAGAGCAGAACAATATCCAAACAATCGATGTGTGGCAGACCTTAGGATCTGTTGACACTACGTGTCGGGATACTGCTATCAAGTACTTGATGCGATATGGTAAGAAGGAAGGGCACAATAAGAAGGACTTGCTGAAAGCAATCCACTATATTGTTTTGTTATGGTATTTTACACAGGAAACTAAAGATGATGATTCATCTTGCGTCACCAGACTCGAAGTCGTCCCTAAGTAAGTTCGACGACGATCAAGTACAACCCAATGCTATTGACCTACGTGTGGATAAGATATTCCAGACGTATGGTCAAGTATTTGTAATTAGTGAGGACGAAAAGACACATCGAGAGTCTCGTGAGATACATCCTACTGATGGATGGTGGAGACTCGATGAAGGTAGCTATGAGATTATTATGGAAGGTATCGTATCTATTGCAGACGACGAAGCCGGATGGGTAATCACCAGATCAAGTCTTAATCGTAACGGATGTTTCATTACATCCGGACTGTATGACTCTGGTTATGAGGGTGTGATGGCTGGTGTCTTACATATCAACAATGGTCCTTTGAGAATCAAACGCGGTACTCGTGTAGGACAATTCCTATTATTCAAAGCTGAAGCACTTAACCAATATGATGGTGATTACGGTGTTGGCAAGCAGCATGATCAAAAGTATGGAGAAAGTTAATGGAAGTTGAAGTAAGCATTGAAGAGATGCAAAAACGCAAGCTGATGATTTGCACACCCATGTATGGTGGTATGTGTGCAGGGACTTATACAAAGTCCACATCAGATCTTGCAATGGCGGCTACACAATATGGTATTGAGCTCAAGTTCTTTTACCTGTTTAACGAATCGTTAATCACACGTGCTCGCAACTACTGTGTAGATACGTTTATGCGTTCCGATTGCACACACATGATCTTTCTCGATAGTGATATTGGATTTGATCATAACGACGTACTGGCTATGCTTGCTTTGATGAGTGAAGAAAGTGATTACGATATCATGTGTGCCCCTTATCCTAAGAAGACTATTGCTTGGGAGAAGATCAAGGACGCAGTCGATCGAGGTGTTGCAGACGAGAATCCAAACGAGCTTGATAACTTCGTTGGAGACTTCGTGTTTAACCCAGCATCAGGTTCTGGGTCATTTAAGATTAACGAGCCCGTAGAAGTACTAGAGGGTGGTACTGGATTTATGATGATCCAAAAGCGAGCGTTCGAGAAGTTTACTGAAGCGTATCCTGGCCAGTCATACTTACCTGATCACGTACGTACCAAGGACTTTGATGGGTCTCGAGAAATCATGGCGTACTTTGATTGTGTGATTGATCCCGAGAGCAAGCGTTACCTCTCTGAAGATTATATGTTCTGTCAGTGGGCTCGTAAGGCTGGCATCAAGGTGTGGCTGTGTCCTTGGATGAGAACTACTCACATGGGCTCCTACTTCTTCGGAGGTTCTCTTGCGGCCCTTGCAAGCGTAGGTGCATCTCCGACGGTAGATGCAAACAAGGTGAAGAAGGTTAAGCGATGAAACTAACCCAACGTACTTTTCAAGTACTGAAGAACTTCTCTACTATCAACCCAACCCTTTGTGTATCAAAGGGTAACATAATTCGTACTGTTTCGCAGAACAAGACGGTGCTTGCTCAAGCCGCTGTACAAGAAGAGTTTCCACGAGAGTTTGCTATATACGACTTGAGTGAGTTCTTAGGTGTAGTCAGTCTGTTTGACGAACCTGACTTTGACTTCGATACATATTATGTTTCTATTAGTGATGATAACAAAGCAAGTAGCCAATACTTCTACGCTGATAAGTCGATGGTTACAATACCACCTGACAAAGCAGTAACATTGCCTGACGAACCAATTAAGTTCGTACTTGGTGACAAAGTATTAAAGCACTTACTACAAGCAGCGTCCGTAATGGGGCTGCCTGAGCTTATCATCCAAGGTGATGGGGATACAATCAAAGTACTTGCTACCAATACTAAGAATACTACAGCACATCAGTTTTCTTACGAAGTAGGTAAGACCAGCGAGCAGTTTAAGATTGTATTCAAGGTAGAGAATCTGAAATTGATTGCTGGTGCATACGATGTGACTATCTCTACGCAGAGGCTAGCACAGTTTACATTAACAGATGGATCTTTGACATACTGGATTGCTATGGAAGGCTCATCGTACTTTGGAGGGCAGTAGCGTTGGCTAAGAGGGTCGGGACTAACATCCTGGGAGTAGGTATGAGCCGTGATGGTAACTATAAGCGTACCAGTATCGGGCGAGGCAAAGTAAAGATGAGTTCTATGAACAAATCTGCTAAACGTGGGTACAAAAAGTACCGTGGACAAGGATAGGAGGAGAAGATGGGACCGTTAGTAATTTGGTTTTTAGTACTGACACTTGGTTTACTAGGTGCTTCACTGTACTCACTAAAAAACAATTGATTCTTTATTTTATTATGAGCGTATGTGATGTCGAAAGATTTTCTGTGGGTCGAAAAGTATCGACCTAGGACCATTGAGGATACAATTCTACCTGACGAGCTGAAGCAAACCTTCCAGCAGTTTGTAGATCAAGATAACATTCCTAACCTTCTGTTGTCTGGGGGCCCCGGTGTAGGTAAGACAACAATTGCTCGAGCTATGTGTGAGCAACTTGATGTTGATTACATCGTGATTAACGGATCGATGAATGGTAATATTGATACTCTTCGCACAGAGATCAAAGACTTTGCATCAACTATCTCATTTACTGGTAATCGTAAATATGTCATCCTCGATGAGGCTGACTATCTGAACCCACAGTCTACTCAACCTGCTCTACGTAACTTTATGGAAGAGTATAGTAAGAACTGTGGGTTCATTCTCACTTGTAACTTTAAGAACCGTATCATTGATCCACTGCACTCTCGCTGCAGCGTGGTCGAGTTCAAGATAAACGGTAAAGACAAAGCCTCTATGGCTAGCCAGCTGTTTAAGCGTGTCAAAGCGATTCTAAGCGATGAAAACGTCTCTTATGATCAAAAGACTCTAGCTGAGCTTATCACCTTATACTTCCCGGATTTCAGGCGTGTAATCAACGAACTGCAACGGTACAGTGCTACTGGTAGTATCGACAGTGGCATACTTGCTAACCACAGTAGTAACATTCAAGACTTGGTTGGTATTCTCAAGAACAAGAAGTTTGTCGATATGCGTAAATGGATCGCAGATCACAAAGATATGGATAGTGCTCAGCTGTATCGTCAATTGTATGACAGTGCTTCTCAGTATGTAAAACCACAAAGCATTCCACAGTTAGTAGTTACACTTGCAGACTACCAATACAAAGCTGCGTTTGTTGCTGATCACGAGATCAACAACGTGGCCTGTATGACCGAGCTTATGATGGAAGTCGACTGGGTATGAATCCTTTTGACTACCTAAACGCTATCAATGATACAAAGCAGAACGTAATCGAAGATAGCGACAACCCTGAACTAGCTGAAAAGTTATATCCACCTTATCTCGTTAACAGAGGACTGTCGTTCTTTATCGACACTGTCTATCTTGCTAACGAGATGAACCGTCACCACCACTTAGAAAATAAGATGCAATTTGACTTTCTTATAAATATCGTAAGAAAGAAAAAGCGTTTTAGCAAGTGGTTTAAAGCGCAACCTGATGAAGAAGTCGAAGCTGTCATGGATTATTATGGATACAGCCAGGACAAAGCACGTCAGGTTGTAGGCCTACTTACCAAAGACCAAATAACTCAAATAATAGAGCGTCAGCGTAAGGGTGGATTGAATGACGGTATCAGTAGATCAGATGGTTGAAGTAACACTTAATGAACAAGACGATTTCCTAAAGGTACGTGAAACTCTGACACGTATCGGTATTGCATCTCGCAAAGACAAAACCTTATACCAATCATGTCATGTTCTGCACAAGCAGGGCAGGTATTACATTGTACATTTCAAAGAACTGTTTGCACTTGATGGTAAACCAGCTAACTTTGATCAAGGTGATCTTGCAAGACGAAACACAATTGCAAACTTGTTGAATGACTGGGGACTAATAAAGTTAGTTGATGAAAACAAATCAGCCAACCCAGTAGCCCCAATGTCACAGATTAAGATTATCCCTCACAAGGACAAAGACGAATGGACACTGGAAGCGAAGTACACAATCGGTCGAAAGAAGTAATTATTAACGAATGGTTAAGTGAAACGACCGATACTGTTATGAAATATGTGGTTGTGGAAAAGATTGATGGTAACGTCAGTCGTTCTCAACTTTGCTCTACAATCGAAGAAGCCAGCCAGTTGCAACAACAATGGCAATCTTAATAAAAACTTAATATAAACTTCTTCGAAACTACTTCAATTCTCCGAAAGTATTTTATAATATACTAGCGAGGCAATGTCGTCTCGCAGCTCGGAGTAAAACAATGGAAGCATTAACTCTCTGGGCACTTGTTGGGTTCTTCTTCGCATCGTACAGCGTTATTGCTAATGACTCTGTACAAACGCTGGGAACGTGGATGGCGAGTAATAACGAGCGATTCACTTGGCAGCAGATGTGGGGAGCAGCAAGTGCCGTGCTGCTGTTTGCTATTTGGTATGGGTGGGGAATGTATGGTGGAGACATCTCTTATGGTCGTCTTGAAAAAATACCGTACATAGAACCACAGTGGTATCATGCCCTCGCTCCTGCAATACTCTTATCTCTTACGTTCATAGGTGTTCCTGTTAGTACAAGTTTCCTTGTGCTATCTGCGTTCGCCAGTACGTTCGTGTTAGAAAAGATGTTGATGAAGAGTGTCATGGGTTATGCTGTCGCTGCCATTGCAGCTTATGCTATATGGTGGGGAATATCCAAACTAATGGATGAATCCAAACCTGTAGCACCAGAACACAAGAAGTTCTGGCGCGTGGCACAATGGACGACAACTGGGTTCCTTTGGTGGACTTGGTTATCACATGATATGGCAAACATAGCAGTATTTTTACCAAGGGTGCTTACTATAGACTTGATGGTACTAATCAGCGTAGTCTTCGTCGCTGGGTTAGGTTTCATGTTCTATCGAAAAGGTGGGAAGATACAAACTATTGTTATTGAAAAGCACAACACAAAGTACATACGCACTGCTACTATTATCGACTTTTGTTATTGGATTATCCTCTACATCTTCAAGGAACTTAACAGCATCCCAATGTCAACGACATGGGTGTTTGTTGGATTGCTTGCCGGTCGCGAACTTGCTATCGCATCGTTCACCGACAAGAGGAATATGAAACAAGTATTTCCACTTGTGACAAAAGACTTTATTAAGATGATGGTTGGATTACTTGCCTCGGTTGGTGTCGTTGTTGCGGTACACCAACTCGGAGGATAACGTGAAGTATCTAATAGCAGTACTCATGCTGGCAGTATCCCTGCCAGCGTTTTCAGAAACATCTGAACACAACTATAAGGCAAAGCAAAACGACTGGGAGTATACTTATCGACATCGCGAAGGTGCTTGGCACTTTGAAGTGGGTAACAAGGTTGGTCCTGTCGAAGTAATGTATCGGTATGCCGACTTGAGAAACACTCGTGAAAACCGTATTAAGTTCACACATGAGTTGTTCTCATATGAAGACCTTACTCTTGAACATCGAATGGAGTATCGTTCTTTTGATAAGAAAGAAGATCATTGGCGTTATCGATTTATCCTTGAGTACACTCCTCACATCTATGGTCCTTTTTATCTTTATGCCAAGCTACAACCACGGTGGGCATTCAAAGATGGAGGTACAAAGTTTGACGCTAGAGACCAGTTTGGTATTACATACAAACAGGACAACTGGAAGATAACTCCTTTCATAGAGCGCAAAGCAATGGAAGGTTATGATAAGCAAATGACAGTGATTGGTACACACTTCGAAATAAAGTTGCCTTAATGTAAATTTGTTTAAAAAATGTTGCCAAGGACGGCGATTTCCTGTATAAATACAGGTGCTGATGCGGATAGTCCGGTCAGTAGACAACAACCTTGCTTTTAATTAAGGAGGCACCAAATGGTAGCAACTAAAGCATTTTCTTTTCCACGTTCACATTTCATCGGTTTTGATCACGTATGGTCAGAGATAGAGCGTCTGTCTAACATGACAGAAAACAAGCTGTATCCTCCTCACAACGTTGTCAAGAAAGATGAGACAAACTTTTCCATTGAGCTTGCTCTTGCTGGATACAACAAAGAACAGTTGACCGTAGAAGTAAAAGACGGGATACTGGTAGTATCTGGAGGGAAGGAAGGAGACAGTGAACGTGAGTATCTCCATCGCGGAATTTCTGCAAAGAAGTTCACCCGCACCTTTAGACTATCTGAGCACGTTGTCGTTGATGGAGCTGACTTCATTGACGGCCTACTCGTTATTGATCTAAGAGTAGAAGTCCCAGAAGAAAAGCGTCCCCGTTTAATTCCAATCGGAACAGAGTTACTAACGGAGGAGAAATGAAACCGCGAGTCTTTCGCAGGTTCAATACATATGGAATCTATTTGCTCTCAGCAGTGATTGGATTTACATATTTGTATTCAGTTAACCTGCTTATCTAACCCGAGGCCCTTCGGGGCCTCAATCAAGGATTTATTATGGCAGTTAAAATTGTTAGAATGTTATCAGGTGAAGATGTACTTTGTGATTGTGAAGAGAGCGAAGATCATTTTCAATTTCAAGACGCAGTAGTCGTTGTCCCCACCCAGCAAAGTAGTGTACAATTTGTACCATACAGTCCGTTTGGTAACAAAGATCCATTGAAGATCAATAAGAACATGGTTGTGTTCGTTACTGAGCCAGACAACAGTCTTCTCAATCAACACAAGAAGATGTTTGGAGGAATCATTACACCTGATAGTGGGATGTTGGCATGAAGAATGCAAGAATATTGAGATTGAATTCTGGTGAGCAGATCATCTGTGAGTTAATGGATGATCAGCCCGATGATGAATGCATTACAATAAAATTAGGATTTATTGTTGACCTTGACAAAGAACAAAACAGGTTAATGTATACTGTCTTTGCTCCTTTTGCATCTGCCACTGGAGTTGTCAGCGTTCGTAAAACAAGCATCACATATATCAGCTTACCTTCTTCACACCTGGTTGATCAGTATGTTGACCTGCTCGAAGGGAATCTAAGTCTTACCAGTAATGAGTAAACCCTTCTATACCAGCGTAACGAGATCTGGTAACTACATTTACTTTCGTGGATATAGCAATAGCAAGCGCATTCAAAAGAAAGTAAAGTATAAACCAACTCTTTACATTGCAAGTCCTGATCCTACTGAGTTCAAATCACTGAGAGGTTCTTATCTTGGTGAGGTGGACTTTGAGTCTATCCATGATGCCAGCGACTTTCTCAAACGGCATCGAGATGTTGATAACTTTGAGATTCATGGCAACACGAACTTCATCCAACAGTTTATTAGCGATGCGTTTCGTAACGTAATTGAATTCGATAGAGATGCCATTAACGTAACATCAATCGATATCGAGGTTCAATCTGATCAAGGGTTTCCTAGACCAGAAGAAGCTAACCATCCTGTTACAGCTATCACCATAAAGAACAACATCGATAACGTATACTATGTTTGGGGTCTCGGTGATTGGGATCATGGTAGTTCGATTGTTAACCACTTAGACGTTAAATATACAAAGTGTGCTAACGAAGCAGAGCTTCTTCACAAGTTCATGGATCAGTGGGCTGCCAACTATCCCGATGTAGTTACTGGGTGGAACAGTAGAATGTTCGATACGGTATATCTTGTTAACCGTATCAACAAAGTACTTGGTGAGGGTCATGCAGATAGATTGTCTCCGTGGGTTCACGATATGCGTAACCCAATCAGACAACGCACCCTGCAGCTTGGACAGAATGAAGTTGAGGTGTTTGAGATAAACGGTCTCGAGCAGCTTGACTATCTCGATCTGTTTAAGAAGTTTGCATACAGCTATGGTACTCAGGAATCCTACAAGCTAGATCATATTGCTCATGTAGTGCTTGGTGATAGTAAGATCGATTACAGTGAGTATGGATCACTCAATGCTCTGTACCTTAATGACTTTCAAAAGTTTATCGACTATAACATTAAGGACGTTGAGATTGTAGACCGCCTTGAAGATAAGATGGGTCTTGCAACACTGTGCATGACTATTGCATACAAAGGCAAAGTGAACTACGCTGATGCGTTTGGTTCTGTTGGTGTATGGGATGCTCTGATCTTTAACGAACTACGTAACCGCGGGATCATTTGTCCTCCGAAACGTGACAATACTAAAGAGCGTAAGATTGAAGGAGCCTATGTTAAGGATCCTCAAGTTGGAATGCACGACTGGGTTGTCTCGTTTGACTTGAATTCACTGTACCCACATATCATTATGCAATACAATATGTCACCCGAGACTATTGTAAACGAAGTACAGTCGTTTGACTTAATGAAGCGAGATAACACTAATGGTAGCTATCAGTCATCATTAGAGTATCTGCTTGATGAAAATAAGATCGATGTACGACCAGAACTCAGCATGGCTGGTACAGGACAGTTCTTTAATCGCGTAGAGCGTGGGCTTTTTCCACAGTTAGTAGATAAGCTATACAACGAGCGAAAAGAATACAAAAAGCAGATGCTTGGTGTTGAGCAACGGATACAGGACGAGGGGTCATCGTACGAGCTTGAGAGAGAGGTGACTACTCTCGACAACAAGCAGATGGCTATTAAGATTCTAATGAACAGCCTTTATGGTGCGATGTCTAATGAGTACTTCAGATACTATGACATTCGCATTGCAGAAGGCATCACTATCAGTGGTCAGCTAACAATTCGTTGGGCAGAGAAGCACCTTAACAAGTATATGAACCAAGTGCTCGGTACAGACAATCAAGATTATGTGATTGCCATTGATACTGACTCATTGTATATCAACATGGGTGGTCTTGTCGAAAAGGCTAAACCAAAAGATCCTGTTAAGTTCCTTGATCGCGTAGCAGAGGAAAAGATTGAGCCAATGCTTGATCTTGCTTACCAACAGTTGAAGGACTATCTCAACGGCTACGATCAGATGATGGTAATGAAGCGAGAGGTGATTGCATCTAAGGGTGTGTGGACTGGTAAGAAGCATTATGTGTTAAACGTCCACAACAGTGAAGGTGTCCAGTATAAAGAACCCAAGCTCAAGATGATGGGTATTGAAGCAGTAAGATCATCTACTCCAGCTGTGTGTCGTCAAATGTTCAAAGATACACTCAAAGTTATTCTGGAAGAAAAGGAACCTCAAGTACAAAAATATATTCGAGATTTACGTGAAAAGTTTGCAAGAATGCCTATAGAGGATATTGCGTTTCCACGCTCTGTTAACCGGCTACCGTTCTATAAAGACAGTGTAACGCTGTTTAAGAAGGGTACACCTATACAAGTGCGCGCAGCTTTGACATACAATTTTTACGTGGATCAACATCAACTCAACAATAAATATGAGAAAATATATTCAGGTGAAAAGATAAAGTTCTGTTACCTGAAACAACCGAATAGGGTTCAAAGCAATGTTATTGCCTTTCCTCAAATCTTGCCTGAAGAGTTTGGTGTTCGCGAGCACGTGGATTACGACACCCAGTTTGAGAAGGCTTTTATTGAACCCGTCAAGAGTATTCTGGATGCTGTGGGTTGGGATGTAGAACCTAGAGCAACCTTGGAGGCGTTTTTCTAATGAGCGACAATATCCACAACGCGTTCGACTTTGGATTCAGTCTTGTAGATGAAGAAGAACTGGAAGCAGTCCAGAGTGCGCATCAACAAGTTCAATCTACTTCTGCCACAGCTGCAGAACTAGAAGCTAGACTCACTCGTCTATATGACGCGTTTCAACCATTGCTTAACAACCTAAAAAAGAGTAGCAACAAGGAATACGTATACTGGCCCGATCGGTATGAGAAGATCGAGGCATTCCAAGATATGCTCGACGGAATCTACAAAGGCCAGTAATGGGTCTCCTAACTCTTGTTATGGCGCTTGCTATATCTGGTGTAGCAGCGTGGTACAGCATTGCTGGGCTGGTTGCTATATTCTCCGGAGCAGCTACCGCAATTATTATAATGGGTGGTGTGTTAGAGGCCGGTAAGTTGGTTACTGCTTCTTGGTTGTATAATAACTGGAAAGAAGTACCGTTCTTACTAAAGTCCTATCTCACTACGGCCGTAGTTGTATTAATGTTAATCACCTCTATGGGTATCTTTGGCTTTCTGTCAAAGGCACACTTGGAACATTCTATATCAGTAGGTGGCACAAATGAATTACAAATCTCTAACTTGGAGCGACAGATCGAGAGACAGCAGGCTATCATTACAGATGCAGAAACGGTACTCTCGCAATTGGATCAACAAGTCGCTGTACTCATTGAGTATGACAGAATTCGTGGCCCTACAGGTTCGATTGCGGTCCGCGAAAGTCAATCGGAAGAGAGGGGTCTTCTCAACGAGACGATCGATGCTGCGTATATTCGAATCGATGGACTCCAAAAAGATCTCACGCCGCTGCAACAGGAAAAACTGGCTATAGAGGTCGAGGTTGGTCCTTTAAAGTACATCGCTGAGTTAATCTATGGTGATCAAGCTCGTGACTTTTTTGACGAAGCCGTACGTTGGGTTATCATGCTTATTGTGTTTGTATTTGATCCACTTGCTGTACTTTTGCTCATAGCAGCTAATATGACTTTAACTAAACCTAAGTCTCCAAAGCCACTGAAAGAAATAGACGCTGTAGTTGTCAATGAGATAGACGATGACTGGCTAACAGAAAGAGTTGCAGTTGAAGAAGATGAGCCCACTGACGATTACGAGGTTACCGAGTGGCAAGTTGTTAATACCACCACTTCAAAAGAGGAGCTAAAAAGTTTATTAAAGAGTGTTGATCAAAAGCTGGTAGACCTGTATACTCACCGGAACACTTTAGAAAACAAACAAGAGAAGCGTTCACTGCAACGCTTAAAGAAAAAGATTATTGACAAACTGAATAATGAGGAATCCAATGAGTGACTTCTTTCGTGACATTGTAAAACAACTTAATGATGAAAACACCACCATCGCCGAAGATGGATTAGCCAGTGCTGAGTACAGTGGTAACATCGATACTGGTAGTTATATTTTAAACGCTGCACTTAGCGGTAGTATCTACGGTGGCGTACCTAACAATAAGATCACAGCATTTGCTGGTGAGTCTGCAACTGGTAAGACCTTCTTTGTCATGGGTGTAGTTAAGAAGTTTCTTGACGACCATGAGACTGGAGCCGTGTTCTACTTTGACACAGAAGCAGCTGTAACTAAAGAGATGATGAAGCAGAGGGGCATTGACACTAATCGAGTAATCATTAGTGAGCCAGATACTATTCAACGGTTCCGTCACACAGCATTACAGATCCTAGATAACTACAATAGTACGTCTGGTGAAAAGCCTCCGATGCTTATGGTGCTTGACTCACTTGGTCAGCTTTCAACTACTAAGGAAGTAGAGGACACTGCATCAGGTAGTGAGACTCGTGACATGACTAAGGCCGCTACTCTCAAAGCTACGTTCCGAGTACTTAACCTGAAGCTAGCCAAAGCTAATGTACCGATGCTGGTTACTAACCACGTATACGAAGTTGTAGGATCATATATCCCAACTAAAGAGATGGCTGGTGGTAGTGGTCTCAAGTACACTGCATCTCAGATCTGCTTTCTGTCAAAGAAGAAGGAAAAGGATGGTAAAGATGTAATCGGCAACATCATTAAGGTTAGGATGGCCAAGTCTCGTCTTACAAAAGAGAACAAGTTGGTAGAGGTATTGCTTACATACGACAAGGGTCTTGATAGGTACTATGGTCTTCTTGAGCTTGCTGAGAAGTATGAGATTGTAAAGAAGGTAGCTAACCGATTTGAGATGCCTGATGGCACAAAGGTATACGCTAAGGCGATCTTGAAAGACCCGACAAAGTACTTTACAGAAGACCTGCTTGCTCGTATCGACGAAGCTGCTCAGATGGAGTTTACATACGGCTCCAACGACGACTATGAGATTGAAGAAGACGAACTTGCAGTATGACACCCAAGTACGCCATCCTTGAAGCAAAGGATGATGACAGCGTTTGTCCTATAATGATAGTTGAAGGTGAATACGAGAATGTAGTATACACCTACGATGTAGTAAAGATATCTGATGACGGTGTTCTTTCTTACACATACAACATTCTTAGGGGTGAGGCAAGCGGTAAACATTTCGAAAATACACTAGGTGACATTCTAGTGCAGATGATTGAGGATAAAGTTTTTGATGACGATAGAGACGAACATTCTTAGTCAGCTAATTCACAGTGAGCAGTACGCTCGTAAAGTACTTCCGTTCTTAAAAGAAGAATACTTCCAAACTATTACTGATCGGTTACTTGTAACTAAGATCAAAGATTATATGGAAAAGTATAATGTACCTCCATCTAAGGATGCATTGTACATTGAGTTAGAGAATACTGATTCACTAAGTGAGGCTGACTATAGCAACACCGTATCACAAGTCGAGCAGCTAAAGCAAGACGACGACGTAAATGAACAATGGCTTATTGATAAGACTGAAGAGTTCTGTCAAGAGAAGGCTGTGTACAATGCCATCATGGAATCGATTCATATTATCGATGGTAAGAGTAAGAGCAAGACCAAGCAAGCTATTCCACAAGTACTATCGGAAGCACTTGCTGTGTCTTTTGATAATCACATCGGACACGACTTCATAGAAGATTATCAACAACGATTTGACTTTTACCATCATAAAGAAGAACGAATACCTTTTGATCTTGACTATATGAATAGAATCACTAAAGGTGGTCTTCCTCGTAAATCTCTAAACATCATCCTGGCTGGTACTGGTGTTGGCAAGTCTCTCGCTATGTGTCATTTTGCTGCTAGTAACATGATGGAAGGTAAGAATGTATTGTACATAACAATGGAGATGGCAGAAGAGAAGATTGCAGAACGTATCGATGCAAACTTACTTAACGTCAAGGTCGATGAGCTCATTAACCTTCCAAAGGATATGTACGATAAGAAGATAGATGATCTTCGGCAGAGGACTCCTGGTCGTTTAATTATCAAAGAGTATCCTACTGCATCAGCTCACTCTGGACACTTCAGACATCTAATCAACGAATTAAAGATAAAGAGAAACTTTAGTCCTGATATCATCTATATAGATTATCTGAACATATGTAGCAGTAGCAGAACAAAGGCTATAGGAGGCACTATAAACTCCTATACATTCATAAAAGCAATAGCAGAGGAGCTGCGTGGACTTGCTGTCGAAAAGAACGTACCAATCGTCTCAGCCACTCAGACAACTCGTTCTGGATTCAGTAGTAGTGATTTAGGATTAGAAGATACGTCAGAGTCTTTTGGACTACCAGCTACAGCAGATTTTATGTTCGCTATTATTAATAGCGACGAGTTAGAGCAGCTTGGTCAGCTAATGGTCAAGCAGTTAAAGAACAGATATAATGATCCAACCTTGTTTAAAAGATTTGTTATTGGTGTCGATCGTGCTAAGATGAGACTGTATGATGTTGAGCAAACCGCACAAGACGATATTGTTGATGACCGTCCAGTAATGGACAACACAGAGGTTGGTAAAAGTCTGAATGCAAGTTTTGGTAAACCTAAAAAGGACTTTAGTGATTTATTTGCATAACAACAATAAGGAAACTAGATGCACGTCCGAGTTTTATTTACATGCAACGACGAGTTACGAAAGGCATTGAATCATTATCATGGAAGAACCGGTTTAGCAAGTATGAAAGAAATGAAGAGTTGGTTTTATCAATATGGTCATTCTAGAGATATAGAGCTACTGGGGAAGTTGAGAGAAAACAAATAAATGAAAGTATTATTAGTAGGTGAGTTGTGTAACGACGAGTATGTCTACTGTGACGTCAATAGGGTAAGTCCAGAAGCACCTGTTCCTGTTGCTGACATAAACTGGATTAGCAAAATGGATGGTATGGCTGGTAATGTTGCCAACAACCTTCGTGCCTTCGGTATTGATGTTCTTCATTATCGTAACAGAGCTGACCAAGGTATTAAGAAGGTAAGGTACGTTGATATTAAATCCGGTCATCATCTGCTTAGAGTAGACACCACACATCCAAACATTACTCCTTTTGATATAAGAAAAGTAAGCCATGATCTTGAACAGTATGATGCAATTGTAATTAGTGATTACAACAAAGGGTATGTTACTTACGAAGCAGTTCAGCAACTGCGTACATTATTCAATGGTCCTATCTTAATAGATAGTAAGAAGGATGATCTTGGCCAGTTTGAAGGATGCATTGTTAAGATTAATGAGGATGAGTACAACAAAGCTAAATCGTTACCCCGCTCAGTGATTGTAACTCTTGGTAGCAAAGGTGCAATGTACAACGAGCAAGTGTTTCCATCTCCATCAGTCGAAATGTTTGATGTGTGTGGTGCAGGTGATACTTTCCTCGCTGGTCTCACATATAAAATACTTCAAGGCGAACCAATAGGTCCTTGTATTGAATATGCAAACAAGTGTGCAGGCATTGCCGTACAGCATAGAGGCACATACACTCTACGTAAAAAAGATATTGAGTCATTATGAAGATTCTCGTTACTGGTTATAAAGGTTTCATTGGTAGTCACGTATACAAATTTCTTGTTGAAGAAGGACATGATGTAGTTGGTTATGATTGGGATGAAAGTTATGGGTGTCTACCATACGTAAGAGATCTAGAATGGGTAATCCATCTTGGTGCCATTAGCAGTACTACTGAGAGAGACGTATCAAAGGTATTTGCTCATAATTATGACTTCTCCATCAAGCTATACAACGAATGTTGTGCGTATGGTGTTAGCATGCAGTATGCATCTAGTGCAAGTGTGTATGGTGACTTAAAGTCTTTTTCAGAAGATAGTGATTGCAGGCCTCTTAATGCTTATGCTTGGTCTAAGTATATGTTTGATCGTTATGTAAACAATATCGATATCTGTAACAAAATTACATGCCAGGGTTTCAGATACTTTAACGTGTACGGTACTAATGAAGAACACAAAGGTGATCAAGCATCTGTGTTCACCAAATTCAAGAACCAGGCTATCAAAGAAGGTAAAATTAGCTTATTTGAAAACAGTGAAAACTACAAACGTGACTTTGTTTGTGTAGATGATATAGTACAAGTACACAAGCAGATGCTTTGGAAGAAAGATCGTGGTGTGTTCAATGTTGGTAGTGGAACTGCTACTAGCTTTCAAAAGGTAGCTGATCTTTGTAGTAAACGACTTGGTGTGCCTATTGAATATATTCCAATGCCTGATAATCTCAAGAATCAATACCAGGAATACACCAAAGCAGATATTAGCAAACTAAATAGTATTATCGATATAAAGTGGACTACTCCTAAACAGTGGATAGATACTAACTTAGATGCAGTTGAAGATATCAGAAAATCAACTTATACCTAATCCTACAATCACCAAGCCGGTCGATTGTGATCTCTTGCTACAAGCAGATCATCGTTACTTTGACAAAGACGGTTACGAACTAAACTACCAAGAAAGATTGTTCCATAAGAACAGTGGTGTCATTATAGACGAAGGCCACTTGTTTCATACCGCTAATCATGTATCGTGGTTCTACGATAAAGAAGAAAGTCAGAATCTATTGGTACTTGATCACAGTACACAAAACATGAGATGGAACTATACTGGCGCGGCTCGTGAACAAATACAAGAGCTTGCTGTCCACAAGCCATCTTTAAACAAACTACTTGGCGTTGTGCAAAAATGGGGCATTGACTTTAGTCTTGACTATGTGTATACTGGGCACTGTTTAGAAGTGTTCCATATCGAAGCGGACTATTTGAATTACGATGAAGCCATGGTAGATAAAGAGAAAGCAGAGCAGTTGATCTTAAACACTGATTGGTGGGATGGTGCTCGTTGTTTGTTACGTGACTCTAAGAAGTGGTCACATTTGAATAGTGATGATCAAGCGGACTACAAATCCAAGTACTTTGGATGGAAACGAGCTTTTGATAATAGAAAGGTGTTTAACTTTGCGGCTTGAAGGCTTAGTTGAAAAAGGTTGGGGGCACGAGTTCATATTTGCTACAAACGATAAGTACTGTGGCAAGTTGCTCAAGTTCAATACTGGATCAAGATTCTCAATGCACTTCCATGATGAGAAGGATGAGACTTGGTTTGTGTTGGAAGGTAAATTCTTAGTCAAGTACATTAATACTCTTAACGCTGATCTCAATGAAATTATATTGAATAAAGGTGACACGTGGCGTAACGAACCACTGGAACCTCATCAGATTATTTGTTTAGAGGAAGGTACTATTATTGAAGTGTCTACCCCGGATAGTGTAGAGGATAACTATCGGGTTTGGCCTGGCGATAGCCAGAATGGAGATAGTTATGAAGAAGAGAAGTTACGACCAGACGGTAGTTGACCAGCTCAAAGGAAGCGTCCATATTGAACATACTTTAGCTAAGCAAGGCTCGCTTCAGCTACGCAAGTTGTTTTCTGAGAACCCATACATAAACACTTTCGGCGCCTATAATGGGCAGCAGGCGGTGCAGCATGTCAAAGCCGGTCTCAAAGCCATTTACGTTAGTGGGTGGCAAGTCGCAGCAGCAGCAAACTCCACGGATGAAACTTATCCTGACCAGAGTCTGTATGCTGTCAACTCTGTTCCTAATGTCGTTCGTAATATCAATAATAGCTTTCGTCGACAAGATCAAATCTCTGTATCGGAAGGTGGTGACGGCTTTCCGTTCGCACCTATCGTGGCTGATGCAGAGGCAGGCTTTGGAGGCGCACTTAACTCTTATGAGCTTGCAAGGAATCTCATCGAGGCAGGAGCGGCAGCGGTACATTTCGAAGATCAACTCGCATCTGAAAAGAAGTGCGGACATCTGGGCGGAAAAGTACTTATACCTACTAGTCAGGCTATTCGCAATCTTAATGCTGCTAGGCTTGCTGCTGACGTGGCCGGGACCGACACCCTGGTCATTGCCAGAACCGACGCAGAGTCAGCTAGACTACTAACTAGCGACATCGACGAGATTGATCGTAAGTTTATTAAGAACGGTAAGCGCGCTTACGAAAAAACCTTACGCACTCCTGAAGGCTACTATGAGATTGAAGGTGGTCTTGCGATGGGATGTGAGCGTGGACAAGCGTATGCAGAGTATGCTGACCTCGTGTGGTGTGAAACTTCTAAGCCCTGCCTACACGAAGCAAAGCGATTCGCTGATGCAGTGAAAGGTGCTGTGCCAGATGCTATGCTTGCATACAACTGCTCTCCTTCATTTAACTGGCGACAGTCTATTCCTGGTGACCAAGAACTTCAAGACTTCCAATGGGAGCTTGGTAAAATGGGATTCAAGTTTCAATTCATTACACTTGCTGGCTTCCACGCTACAAACTATTCTGTGTTTGACTTTGCTCGCAAGTACAAGAAAGATGGGATGTTTGCTTACTCTAGGTTACAGGAGATGGAGTTTGCAGCTCAGTCAGATGGATACACAAGTGCTAAGCACCAGCGTGAAGTTGGTGTCGGGTACTTTGATATTATAACTAATGCATTGGGGGCCTCTACTGCCGGGTTGGCAGGATCAACAGAGACGGAGCAGTTCTAATGAAACCTACACCACTTTCAAGCGATGTGATGTTCTTTTGTTTAGTAATTGCTATTGTCTGTACTGCATGGAGCTTGTAAATGTTTAAGTCAATTGGTTTTTGGATCTACGATCTATACAACTTCTTTTTTAACTTAAAGATGAATCCATTGAGATTTATCCCTAATGCTTTTACACAGTTTATTCTTATGTTTTACCTATCTGTAATGTGGACGGTAGTGTTTACGTTGTGGATGGGACACTCAATCTATTTTGGTATTGGAAGTGTAGGTGGCCACTTACTTATAGTTGGCGCTTTCTTTATCACGGCATTAACATTTCAAGATGCTGAAAAGAATGGTCATCTTTGGGTCAAACGGATGCCTTTGCCTGATCCTAAAAAGAACAAATGTGTGTGGGACTTGGAGAAAGAAGGATGAAAGAAAAGTTACTAAAAGCAGTTAAAGCCAAACACCAAGCAGTGATGGAAGAAGCACTTGTTAACATTGAAGTATATGAGAACAGTGTTGGTATTGGTGAGCACCCAGACTTGGTCGGTGCTGTTGAAGACCAAGTTGATAAGTACGTTCACGCCTTAGAAATGGTAGAGGGTGTAGACAAGATCCTTCACTCATTAAGCTATGACTAAAATTTTTGTTTGGTATTGGATTATAAGTCCAGTTGTATTATACTTCGGTATGCTGTATGGTGATTACCTTGACGGTGAATACACACCACCTTGGCAAAAGAAAAAGAACGGAGTTAATTCAGGAGCAAAATTCGGATGAGTGAAATAGTAATGTGGGCGTTGCTGGTACCAGCCGCTATATTGTTTCAAGCATTACTCATAGCACTTGTCCTTGATTGGAGTTCACACGATGAATAAAATTTTACTAGGTTTAGTAACATTGTTACTCGTTGGTTGTGGTCAGAATGATCCAGGCTTAGCAAAGCAAGTGGGATTGTCAAAAAACCAACTTGCTGATATTGAAGCAAGGATATGCTCATACGATGGTAACGATTGCTTCCTTCCTATTATGGCACTTAACGTCGAAGGAGGGATGCAAGTTGCAGTTGTAGATTTACTTCCGGGTGAGGCCAAGTATGCTGCTTGTGGTGCATGTCATGGCGCACAAGGTGGAGGCGGTGTTGGTCCTGCATTAGCAGGTCAGACCGTAGAGTACATTGTCGGCCGACTAAACCAATATAAAGCAGGTGAAAAGGTTGGTAACCAAAGTAACCTTATGTGGGGTCAGGCAGCAGGACTTTCTGATCAAGACATAAACGAACTAGCGGAGTATATTGTAACGCTATGAAAATAGATAAAGAATTTATTAAAGACGTTTGGAAGCACGACAAGTATTTTTGGATCTTTTTATTCGTTATGTTCCCTCTGATGATGTATGCGAATTACGCGTCATGAAGAATGTGTTTGCAAAATCCATGACGACGTTCTTTCGGTTCTTTGCCGATACGTTCTTTGCTAAACGATATGGCCACCGTGCTGTGGTACTTGAGACCATTGCTGGTGTTCCTGGTATGGTCGGTGGTATGCTTATTCACCTCAAAAGTCTAAGACGACACGAGAGAGGATACGGTCCACAGATAAGAGAACTACTAGCCGAGGCAGAAAATGAGCGTATGCATCTCATGTTTTTTATTGAGATTGCTAAACCAAATTGGTTTGAAAGACTGCTGATTGTAACAGCTCAGTTTGTATTTTTGTTATTCTATACAATCCTCTATCTTATCTCTTCAAGTACAGCTCATAAAATGATAGCATACTTTGAAGAGGAGGCAGTCAAAAGCTACACTGAGTATCTGGAGCTAATTGAATCTGGAGAAATTGAAGACGTTCCTGCTCCACAGCTTGCAATTGAATACTATGGTCTCAAACGCACTGCTACTCTTAGTACCATGGTTATGAGTGTACGAGATGATGAACGCAAGCACAGCAAAGTGAATCATAGGATGGCTGGATTCTAATGGATGCTGCTCTGATTGGAATTATTGTTATTATGACTTTACCAATGATTGGTCTTGGTATTACTTACTACCTGTCTTACCTTTCTTCGGAGTCTGTTAGAGAGGATGATTAATGGACTCCATAAATCTCGTCCTATCTAACCGTTGCCAAGCAGCGTGTGTTTGGTGCCCGAGCACTAGAGGCACTAAACAAAAGTATGATATGCCTTTCGAGCTTGTTGAGCGGATTGTCGAAGAAGTAACAAGCGAGTCGTTTCCATTTGAGATAAAATCTGTTAGACTTAGTGAAAACGGTGAGGCTATTCTTAATCACGACTTCTTTAAGATAGCTAGGTACATTAGAAAGAAGTTACCAAATAGTCGTATTGACCTAATGAGTAATTTCTTGTCTCTGGACAAGGACAAGTCTGCTATTATTGTTAAAGAAAGACTTGTGGATGCTCTTACAGTCAATATTGATGGCCATGATAAAGAAAGCTACGAAGCTGTTAAACGTGTTGATTACGAAACGGTCATTCAAAATCTAAAAGACTTTAACTCACTTCACGTTCATCATGGCAGTACTATTGAGGTGCTAGTAAATGCAATGCCTTATTATGAGTATGATCAAGCAGTTAGATGGGTACTAAGAACTAAGCCACTTAATTATGTTGATCACAGAAGTGATAAGATTAGCAAGAAGATTGATAGGTCCACTAGGGCTGAAGATATTATAAAAAGGCATTACAGTGATGAAGTGCCTTACAGCAACTTCGATCTGGTGTTAAAGAGTCTTCATTTTCTTCATAACAATCCGTATATGAGATTTAAAAAATCTCGGCCTGGTTTATGGGCTGAACGTCAAAGTATTGCAGACGGAACTGCCAAGCCAGTTATGCAAAAGAATGAACTGTCGTGTCCCGAACTGCTCAGAGTAATGAACGAAGCATTTATTTCTCCAGCTGGAGATTGGTATCCATGTTGTTTAGATGATAACCAAGACATATCTCTTGGAAACGTATACGATAATACCATATTGGAAATCTACAATTCTGAGAAACGACAGACGTTTATTCAAATGCTAATAGACAAAAAGTTTGATGAAATTGGATATCCTTGTAATACTGTTGAGGCTTGTCAAACTATTGTATTCAATGACGTAAAGGATTATTGTGAGTAGAACAGCCAACAAAGTACTTACTAACGATGATGAGATGCTCGATGATGTCGTCATTCAAACCGATAGCGGCAACGAGTACTCTGTTGGTGAGATCAAGCATTCAAACAGGTTACTAAAAAGTGTAACACCAAAGTACACTATCGACTGGTATCTTAAATGGTTCAGCAGTCTTGTAGTACTAGCTGCAATGAGTATCAGAGGTATCGAGGAGCTGATCTACTACGATCTGATATTAAGCATCGTTGGTATCACAGGATGGCTTGCTGTATCGGTGCTTTGGAAAGATCGAGCACTGATACTACTTAATGGTGTTGGCCTCATTATGTTTATGAACACTCTGTTTACCAAATACTTGTTCGTGACATGATTGTGTGTATCTGTAAAGGTGTGTCTGATTCTACTGTCCGTGAACTTCTTAACCACATTGACCTGTCCAAAGTAAAAGAAGTAACTGGAGCAAGTACTCAATGTGGAACGTGCAGCCAGCTACTTGAACTTATAGCCAGTGAAAGTAAGAACGACAAATAGTTGTTGACTAAATCCGTCACTGCCCTGATAATGTACGACATGAATGGGCACACCCGTTCATGTTTTTTTGTTTAGTTACATAGGAAATGATTATGTCTATTTTTGACAAAGTGTTTAACGTACTGGTAGTTGAAGGCCGTGAGGCATCTGCAAAGCAAATGGCCAGCTGGTTTGGTACTACAACCAACACCATCGCTGCTCGAGTCTCTGAGCTTCGTACTCAGGAAGGCTTCGCTATCTACGCTAACAAGCGTACCGACAGCAAAGGACGTACTTCTACGTTCTACCGCGCTGGTAACCCCACTCGCGCCGTTGTAGCTGCTGGCTACCGAGCTCTTGCTGCGTAAGAGCCACCCCTCAAGGCCGCAATCAGTGCGGCCTTACCCTTATTCCTTTTCTGCCTTTTTGTAGCTTTTTTATATGCAAAATGGTTCTAAGAAAGTCAGTCTCTAACCCCTTGATTCTACTGGGAAATAAAACTCCTTTTAGATCAAGGGGTTACTGCTTGACAAATACATCCGTAGACCTGATAATGTCCCCATTGAATGAGAGATCGCCTGGAGGGCATATGAGTATTCGTAATGAGATCAAAGAGTTGTTTGTTCGCGCTTCGCAGAACAATGATAACATCTTTGATGGCAAGATTGATTGGGGCTTTGTCGAAGCAGATGTTATGATTGAACTCGGCGTTGACCGTATCATCGAAGAGATGGGTTCGCTTGAAGCATTTTACCCTTTGTTTGACTCACTTGTAGAGGCTGCGTAATGGAAAGACTGTTTGAATTCAAGAACACGATTGACGACTCACCTAAGACTGTCGCTCGTCACTTTATGAAGAAGTATCGTCCTGCTCTTCTTGCTAAGAAGAAGCATCGTATGACTGCTGTGAAGCTGACTGATGATCAGATGGCTAACATTGGTGATCAGATCATCAAGCAAGCTCGAGCTAAGGGTAGTAAGCGTACCATGGCTTTCGACATGTACCATGCTGGTGCATCTGCTGCTGACGTTTCTAAGACGTTGTGCATCACTTATGCTAACGCTCACTACTACAAGCGTGCGTTCAAGAAGGAGTTCGGTTAATGCCTAAGAAGTTAGATCCTGCTGTACAGAAGGTGCTTGATAAGATGTTGGTCAAGCCAACTGCTACTTTTGACAACCACACGCTGGAATATGCTAAGGGTGTAGCTGATGGTTCTATTAAGGTTAAATACTTCAGGGCAAGTGACATTCCTGAGAAGAAGCCTACACCCGAGGCTTTCAAGAAGAAGCACAAGAAGGCAAAGACCAGGGCAAAGCAAAAGTCTGTCTATAGGTCAAGTCGACGCATTCCTTCTGAGTACAGCCATGATGATATGGTTCCTACTATTAATGGAGGTATACTCAGAGGGTACTCTCGGCAAGATGTCATACGAGCTCTTGTTGAGAATTTTAGGGTTTCAAAGCATAGTGCTGGTTATCACTATGACAAGTTTGTTGGCAAGCGATAGGAAAAGTTATGAAAGACACATCAATCTATGCTCAAGCTGTTAAAAGGATCGAAGGATTCGTTAATCGGTTCAATGATCTTGATGATATCGACTTCGAAGACGACAGTGCTCTTTTGTCGGAAGCGATAAAAGCTATTGAAGGTATTGATGGCACTCTGTATGAGCTTACAGAGATGTTAGATCATAATCGGTACATCACGTGATGGAAAGGCTTTGGATCGACGTTTGGCCTGATCGGCCGTGGAACGAAGAGCGTGGTCATATCGACGATGATCCATACTTGTTTGTGGATCGCCACGTAACGATTCGTAAAGACGGTACACCTGTATTGGTCTTTGGAGTCGAGCAGATGGAAACCGAGTTGAGAGCATTACTGAATGCTGTAAGGAGAGGTGAACGATGAGCTTTGAGACGCTTCAAAAGAATCTTCGAGCTGAAGGTTGGTTTGTTGAATGGAACATGCCTTGCTGTCAATCCTGTGCTTGGTCTATGGTCAGTCACGAAGATATGTCTCGTGTCCTTTTCAATCACACACAAGATTGTGAGAACGAAGAGGACTGGGAGCCTGAGGTTATGTGTACTGAATGTTGGGGTCACGTTAATCACGATGAGTACGAAGAGGATTGTCCTGAGTGTGGTGGCTATGGTTATGTCGACAATTGCGAAGACATTCCAATTATGACACCTGAAGAAGCTGGCCGAAGTCTGTTTTGTTTTAACGGTGACAAAGAAGGTACCAAGAATCTGGTTGACATTCTTCCCTTGATCGAGGAGAGTGGATGTAACTGGTCTTGGGACAAGTGTGGTGGCACACGAATAGAGATCAGCTGGTAATTCTATGCTTCGGAGTATAGCGCAGCCTGGTAGCGCATCTGCTTTGGGAGCAGAGGGTCGTAGGTTCGAATCCTACTACTCCGACCAATTCAGGAAACTTTAATGACTTTTTTGTTAACTATTTTAGGTTTTGTAATTTTAGTTACTTGGTTAGTAATAAAGGACGAAGAATGATAGAACTCGATAACAAAATCCTATTGTCTGTACCTGGCTTTGATGTAGAGCTTGTTAGAAAGTACAATGCTTATGTTCGTAAGCGTACTCGTCAGGTAGCTACCGGCCGCGTCTCATATCGTAAGGATGGGTCACAAAACAAATGCTACCGAGCAGAATGGAACTTCAATGCTCGTAACGGTTATGGTATTGAGTTTAAGGATATCAAAGAAGCTCAGAAGTATTGTGAGCGTATCCAGAAGTCTAAGACGTATCGAGACCTTAATGGTACGTACACGTACGTTGTAGCTAAGAAGGACATGGGTAGCCGCTCAAGGTTTACTGGGATGGCCTATAACAATGGAAAGATCACTTTGTGTCCTCGTAACGGCATGAATCAGTACACTCTGCTACACGAGATGGCTCACCAGTGTGGTGCTCGTCACCACGATGTTAGGTTCAGACAGATCCTTGTCAAGCTAGTGTCTAGGTTTATGGGACGTGACATGGCTAAGAAGCTCAAGCAAGAGTTTCGCAATGTTGGTTTAAAGATGAGTCAGACATCTACTATAAAAAGTCCGCAGAAGTGGTTAGAGGACTACTATAGGATGCAACGATTAAGAGAGATACATATATCAGGAGGTGCAGCATGATTAAATTCTCATTTGTAGCAGCAGTAATTCTAGGTATTTCATTACTCACTTGGTCAAGTAAAAGCCAAGCTATCGGTGATACTGAGCAAGGTATTTTGTGGGGTATCTTTGGCACAACTGTGCTTATGGAGGTATTCGATCCTTCTAATAGAGATGATCAATACTATCCCAACAACCCCACAGGCGAGTTTCCTCCGTTCCGTTGTAATGGTGATTCAGTCACCTGTGCTTATCAAAGAGGTAAGTGGGAACGAGAATATGAGGACTGGCTCAAAGCCAAAGACAGAGCTTACCAATGTGGAAGATTCCCTGAGAATTGTAATCCTGAGTACAAAGGAGCCTAGCACAACGTGACAGAACCAGGTAAGTTGATAAATAGCCGGGACCCCTCGGCTTTTTTTTTTTGGATCATCCATGCCATCTTTTGCAAGCCTACAAGAACTTCAGACTGCAATTTCTCAGTTGGGTTATACTGAATTTGAAAAGAAGTCGTCACGTAAACTTGTTATCCTTTTACCACGTGGTGGTGATAGGGCTGGTACACTAGATCAAGTGGCCACAAAGTACAAGAGCTATGGTGGTAAGTATAATGACAAGTCTAGTGAATCAAGTGTTGGCCGATCGGAGTTTACTGGAGGCTACACTGTTCTAGCAAAGATAAAAGGTGGTGGAGGTTCTGGTGCAGGATCCAGTTTAACTAAACTTACTGAGTCAGCACAATGTGTGTACAATGCATGTCACTATGCTGGAGACAAATTTACTAACGCTAACCTTAAAAAGCATTCTGGTAAAGCTGACACCGATGAGCAGCTAGATAACATTCTTAACAAGCTCCCTGATGATTGGATTGTTTCATCTAAACTTATAGCCGAGAAGTTGAAAAAACAATTTCCTGATAGAGGTAAAGGCTACGTACACCATAGAGGATCTTCTTGGGTAAATGCGCTGGAGTCTCATTGGAAAATATTAAACACTGAAGCAGGTAAGCCGTTTGCTAATCTCAATAAATGGTCACCAGCTGATATATGGATGGTATCATCTACTGGCTCTAGAGTCGATCTTACATCTACAAATAACATAGTGGAGTTAAATGAATTACTTGTTAAGATGCTCAAGTCTAAAGATATAGTTGGTGTATCGTTAAAGAAGGTCGTTAACATAGCAAATTACAAAGAACTTAATGTTGGTTTTAATAGACCGACATATAAGTTCGAATCTACAACAACTGGCCTGAGAGGCTTCTTTCAGTCTAACGATGGATATATGATGTTTGATGGAGGCAAGGCCCAGTTTAGAACATTTGGATCAACGTGGCAAGGTGAGTTGAAAGGTAAGAATGCTAACATGGGTAAGGTTTCTGGTGGGCCTATTGAATCTATTATTCGACTTCAGTTCAAGAAAAACTTTGTACCTCAGAGACAATTGTCGAGTAGAACAGATAATGATATGAAGCAGTTTTACGATTGGTACTCATCCATATCATATCATGACGATATCAGCTACGATGATTTTTATGCTGAGTCCGCTAAAAAAGATCAAACGTGGTACATATCAAAAATAATGACTACCCAGCTTATGAGCATTGTAGAGTCATTTTCAACAAAACAAAAAGACGAGTTTGCATCAGCTCTTGTTAATTATGCTGGCTCCGAGTCTGTGTTATCAGGCCCATATGTAAAGGTCTATTAATGAAAAAGTTCTCATCAGTATTATCAGAATCTAAAAATACTCACATGGAGCACATTGAAGACATGGTCTTCAATGAAGGTGCTGCTGGTGCTCGAAGGGCTATCAATTCGTTGAGAAACTTGAGAGACATGCTAGCTGGTAATAGTAATAATAAAGTAAACGCTACCGTGAAGTGGGACGGTGCTCCAGCCATCTTTGCTGGTATCGATCCTAGTGATGGAAAATTCTTTGTTGCCAAAAAGGGGATATTTAATGTCAACCCACAACTCTTCAAAACCCAAGCAGACATCAACAAGGCATTATCGGGTGATCTCAGAGACAAGTTTACTATCGCCCTTAGAGAATTTCGCCGACTGGGCATTAAGCAAGGTGTCTTTCAAGGCGATCTCTTATTCACTAAAGGAGACGTGGAGACGACTACCATATCTGACGAAAAGATGTATACATTCCATCCGAATACGATTGTATATGCTGTGCCTGTTACTTCTAGTCTCGGACAAAGAATTAGAAAGGCGTCTATCGGAATTGTCTGGCATACGAGTTACTCTGGAAGAAGTTTATCACAAATGAAGGCATCGTTCGGTAAAGGCATCACAAAGAAGATGAGACAAGTACCTTCTGTATTCATGGACGATGCTACTTACCGAGACGTTACTGGTAACGCTAAGTTTACTAGTGGTGAAACTGTTAAATGCACTGCTTTAATTAGTATGGCTGGCAAGATGCTTAACACTATCTCCGGCGACGTGCTCAGAATGATCGCTGAAGACGATGAGCTCAAAGGTAAGATAAAGACATATAACAATACCTATGTCAGAGCTGGTGAGCCTTTTCCCAATCCACAAAAGCACGTCCGTGGTCTTCTTAACTACATCGAGCAGTGGTACGATAAAGAGATAAGTACTAAGAAACAGCAAAAGACTAAGGACGAGTGGACTGCTAGAAAGAAAGCTGTCCTTGGAAAGGTGTTTGGTAACGTATCTGACCTTACTAATATCTTTTCATTTATGAATATGATCATTCAAGCTAAGCAAATGATCATAGATAAAATGAACAGAGCTTCTAATATGAAAGTGTTTCTTAAAACACGTGATGGTTTCAAAGTAACAAATCCCGAAGGCTTTGTTGCCATAGATAAAGTAGAAGGTGCTGTCAAGTTGGTTGACAGGTTACAGTTCTCACACGCAAACTTCTCACCAGATGTATTGAAAGGCTGGCAGAAATAAATAATAACAAAAGCGATAAGTCTAAGGAAAACTCGCATGGAAAAAACAGTATTTACATTTGGTAGGTTGAACCCACCTACTGTCGGTCACCAGAAGCTCGTCAATAAGGTCAAGCAGGT